CTCGACTAGTCGTCGGCAGCGTCAGATGTGTATAAGAGACAGACTATTGAATGGGCCAATGGTGCCGACCTTGCACCGGAGTTTTTATATGAAATTGGTATAGCTGCATATTTTTAGACCCTATGAATGATTGTTTAGCTATTCAAGATAAGAAGGAAGAAACTTTCTTATATCGGATTTTTATTTCTCACCCGGAATTAAATGCTTCTGCGGTGGCTCGACGTATGGGAATAAGTCAAAGCCTTATGTCTCAATACATAAGTGGAATAAAAAAGCCCTCACAAGAAAGGGAGGCCCTAATAGTAAATACTATTAAAGATATCGGTAAGGAACTAATGATGATTGTATGACATACGAAGATATTTTATTTCTGATCGGCTTTTTCCTGATAATAGCTTTTTTCGTTGGATGTAAGCATAAACCGACTACTTTATTCGGGTGGCTTGCTTTTGCCTTTCTTTCCTTTATCGTGACGCCTCTTATATCAGTACCTTTAACCTGGTACGTTTGCCGGATGCTCGATCGGGTAACAATTAAGGATAAAGGATATTTTGATCCTTCGGATTTTACATTTAAGAGATAAAGTACTTTCTTCTTAGTATAATAAGCCTGTAGAATGGTTCTACGGGCTTTTTTTATGTCCTTTTCCGCCACTTTATACCAGGATAATTTTGCCTTATAAAATTTACTCTTATGGCAAAATTAAAACCTGACTATATCGAATGGGTGTTAACCCTGAACGCCTCCGATGCGCAGAAGGAAATACATAATCTTTCAGAAAAGAACAAGGAGCTCCGGGATAGCAATAAGGAGATAAAAAAATCTATGACCGAACTTATCGCCACCGGGAAAGCTGGCGGTAAACAATGGAAAAGGCTTGATAATCAACTGAAAGAAAATAATAAGACGATCGGCGAGAATAACAAGAAGATTGCCGAATGTGAGAAACGGCTGGATAAAACCACCATGAGTGCCAACCAGCTGGCAAGGAAGGCAAACGCCTTGCGGAAAGAGCTTCGCGATACGGTGAAATCCTTGCAACCGGAAAAGTATGCCGCCCTGGAGAAGGAACTGAAAGAAGTTGAAAAGGCGTACGGGCAGGCCACGAAAAAGGCGGAAGGTTTCGGCGGTTCCCTTCTTTCCCTGAATAAGATAAAAACGGTTCTGGCCGGTGTGTTTGTCACTATCGGCGCAATGATAACCGGACAGATTGTCGGCGGGCTAAGGGATGCGATCAGTACTATTATAGAGTTCGAGAAGAAAAACAGTACTTTGGCCGCTATTCTGGGAACCACGAAAAAGAGTATCAAGGATTTAACAGATGAAGCGCGCCGGCTGGGTGCTACTACTTCTTATACGGCCGCACAGGTAACGGAACTTCAGATAGAGCTTGCCAAGCTGGGATTTTTTAAAGAGGATATTAAAGCGATGACGCCTTCCGTGCTGAAATTCGCTAAGGCGGTGGACACGGATCTTGCCTCGGCTGCTACGCTTGCCGGTGCAACATTGCGTATTTTCAACCTTGATGCGGAAGATACGGAACGGGCACTTTCTACTATGGCAATAGGTACAACGTCTTCGGCCCTGAATTTTGAATATCTGAATAGTGCAATGTCTACCGTCGGCCCGGTTGCTAACTCTTTCGGATTCACGATCGAGGAAACGACCGCCCTTTTGGGAGCTTTGGCAAACAGCGGTTTCGATGCTTCATCAGCAGCAACGGCAACACGTAATATTTTGCTTAACCTGGCTGACAGTAGCGGCAAACTCGCGCTTGCTCTCGGTGGTCCGGTTAATAACCTGGATGATCTGGTAAAAGGGCTTAAAAAATTAAACAGCGAAGGAATAGACTTGAACAAGGCCCTTGAACTGACCGATAAACGTTCCGTTGCAGCGTTTAATACTTTCCTTAACGGTACCGATACCGTGCTGGCACTTTGCGACGCGGTAACAGATGCGGAAGACGATTTTAACGCTATGTCCGAAGAAATGGGTGATAACGTTCAGGGTGCATTAAACCGGCTAAGTTCAACTATTGAAGGAGTAGTTTTACGTTTCTATGAATCAAAGGGTATTCTCCGGGATTTAATAGACCTTGCTACGCTTATGGTGGAAGGTGTGGGAGGTATGATCGACATGTTTAATAAATGGGGTGTTGTCACTTATACCGTCACGGCTTATTTGGTTTCTTACTATGGTGGACTGAAAATCGCTACCATGTGGCACGCCCGTTTTAAAGCGGCGACCCTTGCTTCGGTCGTTACAGAGAAAGCGCACGCCGTACAGCTTTATATCAGCCGGGCGGCTACTCTGACTTATGCGGCAGCCCAGGCACTATTACACAAGAATACTACCAGATGTACCGCCGCCCTTCGGTTAATGAGGATCGAACTTTTGAAGAATCCATATACGGCCCTACTGGCGTTACTCGTGGCAGCCGGGGTGGCTATTTACCAGCTTGCAAAGAAGACGGAACAGGCTTCGGCCGCGATGAAGGCCCACCAGGAAGTCGTAAAGAAAGTGAATGAAGAATATTCCAGCCAGGAAGCAAGAATAAAAACTCTTGTAGCTGCTATCAATGACGAAAATCTTTCCAACTACACCCGTAAGCAAAGGCTTGCGGAATTAAAAGAACTGATACCGGATTATAATGCGGAATTGAATGAAGAAGGCAGGCTCATTAATAACAATAAAGAGGCTATAGATCAATATCTGGTTTCCTTGGAAAAACAAATCAAGTTGAAGGCTTATCAGGAGGAACTGGAAGAATTGTATAAGAAAAAAAGGAACCTTGAAAGCCAGGAATCAGAGCAAAGCGACGCTTACTGGGACACTCGCCAGCAAAATACACTGTCAGGATATAACCGGAACAGTCTTACCGCTAAAATAAGCCGTTTATTTGGTACGGAAAAAGAGGCTAACCAGTTGAAAGCCCTACAGACAACACAGAAGGATTTGGCCGGTATAGAATCAGCTATCGCCCAGATTAATAATGATATATTAAAAACAGAAGCGACGGCCACTTCATTAACCGGGACCAATAAAGAAAATATAAATACTGAAACATCCCTCATAAAGAAACTGGAAGCGGAAAAGAAAAAGGTTCAGGAGCAATGGGCAGAAGACAGCGAAGCGAATATCGCCAAGAAGAACAAGGAAATAGAACGTATCGACACCGAAATAAAACGTTTGAATGAATTAGGTAAAGTCAAAAAGAAAGCGGAAGCCGGAGAGTATAAAAATACAGAAACGGGCGCCACATTAAAACCTCTGGAGATCGAGCACGAAAAACGTATGCTTCTAATCAAACAGAACCGGGAGAAGGAAAATAAGACGGAAGCCCAGTATATTCTCGAAGGGACGGCGGAAAACCTTCGCTATTACCGGGAACGTATCGACGCACTCCAGAAGCTGGAAGCAAAAACGCCGGCTAATAAAAAGAAATTACTCGATGAAATCCACAAGCTCGAAACAGAAGCACAGACGGCCATTTTTACGGAAACCGGCAAGCAGGAGGACGCCCGTATAAAACTGGTACAGGAGAAACGGGACGAACGGTTAAAGATTGAAACCGCCTATTACAATGTCCAGAAGGACACCATGGAAAAAGCGGTATTAAACCAAAGTATCACGCAGGAAGCCGCCGACGCCTATATGCTGGAAGTTGAAGCGGAGCACGCCGCAGAACTTCTGGAGATAAACCGTACTTACCAGAATGATATTGCCGCTTTGGAAATTACCGGTAAACAGAAACGTATAGAAACAGCGACGGAAGCGGCCGACGCCGTGCGTGAGTCTGAAATGAAGTTATTGCGTGATCGGGCGGCCATTGCTCAAAAAGTACGTGAAATAACTTCCGTTCCGGTAGGAATAACCGGTATGCAGGAAGCACACCGGAAACAGGTTCAGGATGTAGAAACGACTTATAATGCCATAATTGAGATAGCGAGGCAGGCGGGAATTTCTACCGTTGGTTTGGAGAAACAGAAACAGCAGGAAATTAGCCAGCTTGAATTTGAGTACCAGAATAGTTTATACCAGATTCAATCCCAGATCGGCGTATCATGGGCACAGGAATACCAGAATGAACTGGCCCTGTTAAAGAATCTGCACGATCAGGAATTAATAGATGAAAAGACATACCAGCGTAAAAAGCTGCAAATGCAGATGAATAACGCTAAAAAATACTTTGACTACTATTCCGGTCTTTCCTCTTCCATGGTGGAAGCCATTCAACAAGCCGAAATCGACCAGGTGGAAGCAAAATACGATGTTCTCATACAGGAAGCCGAGAACAACGGTGAAGATACTGCCGCCCTGGAAGAAGAGAAGGAAAATAAGAAACTGGAGATTCAAAAGAAGTACGCGGATGTAAACTTTGCTATCAAGTGTTCCCAGATCATAGCAGATACGGCCGTTTCGATTATGAAGGCGTACGCGGACCTCGGGCCGATTGCCGGAACCGTTGCTGCAGTAATGCTTGCGGCTACCGGTGTGGCCCAGCTTGCATCGGCCAAGGCAGAACGGGACAGGATTAAAAACATGTCCTTGAAAAACACCACCGGCAGCAAGACCGCCACGGCTGAACGTGTTGTTTCCGGTTCTTCCGGTGGTGGGTATTATGAAGGTGGTTACACCGGTCCCGGCGGACGTTATGAAGTGGCCGGCGTGGTTCATAAGGGGGAATATGTGGTACCACAGCCGGAAATGAATAATCCTAAAGTGATCGACGCCGTTAGCACTATCGAAGCGATCAGGCGGCAGCGTACCAGTGCCAACCCGTTACCACAGAATCCGGGTGAATATTATGAAGGCGGTTACGTGACTTCCCCTGCAGGTGATTCTTCCTACCGGGAGTTCCTGGAAGCGGCAAAGGAGCTTCGCGCCTCCTGTGAGGCTATCAAATTGATAAAGGCCTATATCGTTTACCAGGATTTGGAGAAGGCCAAAGAAACTATAGATAACGCCCGCGACACCTTTACACGCGGAAAATAAGTAATCATTATGCTAAAGATTAAGACGAACAAAGGTTATCTGGACTTAGGGGGTGACTTTACCGTACAGATCGACGAGAAATCCCCCGTCATGAACGACCGGGGATCACAAACCGTACCGGTCACGGTTCCCGTCACTGCCAACAATGCAGGGATAACCGGTTTTGCCCACCGGCTCGACATGGGTGTAAAACCGATGAATGAAGATCAGACATGTACGGTATTGGACGGGGTGTATAAACGTACCGGAAAGATAAATATCGTTTCCGCCGGCAGGACGGAAGGAATTACTTTAAATATCGGTTTTGACAATTCGGAAGCCTACAGCGCCTGGAAAGCAAAGAAACTGAACTCGATCACATTACCCAGCATAAGCGGCGGTACCGTTAGCGGTCTTATGTCCTCTATAAACAGGTTCTTCACGGATTCCCATGAAGATTTTGCCATATTTCAAATAGTAGTCAAAAATGATTCCAAGGACGGCACGTATTACCCGCAATACATAAACCGTATCACTTTGGATTCAAACGGTGAATATGCCTTATGCTATCAGGCAAGGACGGAAACACTACTGATAAATGATACCCCGACCGAAACGAGTTTACCGGAAGGGTACGGCGTGGCCCCCTTCTTATACGTGCACCGTGTCCTGGACTTTATATTTTCAGAATTTGGTTATACTATAACCGAAAATCCTTTTAAGACGGACAAGGAACTTTCCAGCCTGGTAATCCTGAACAATGCCGCCGACTGTTGCGTGACGGGTATCCTCAATTATGCCGATTTAATGCCGGATTGTACGATTGAGGACTTTTTAAACGCGCTGTATGTACGTTTCGGACTGGTTTATAATGTCTCTTCCGATACGAAAACGGCCACTTTAAGACTGATCCGGGATATAATGGAAGATGAACCTGCCGTTGATCTGTCCCGGAATCTGACGGCGGAACCCCTTATCAATTATGAAACGGCCCGTCAGATAAAGTTATCGGCCAAAACGTCTTTTACCGGTGCCGCGCCTTCGGTGGAACGGTACGAGGACTATATCAAGGGGAACGAAAAAATGGTTATCCGTGTAAGCCGTTTCGATCCTTCCCAGGCCTCCGTGTGGCTGAACTACGAGAAGACCACCGGCAACTGGTACAAATGGGATTCGGGCAACAAGAAGCATACGTTATCATCATCCAGTTTCTTTAACTGGGACCGGAAGACGGAAAACGTAGAGGACGAGGAGCTGGCGAGCGATGATGAATGCGTGTTTATGGATTTTGCCCCGAACGGCCTTCTTTCCCCGTATTACCTGGCCGGGTATGTGCACCGTTATACCTACCTGAAAACCTCTTCCGATGATGAAGAGGATTCGGAAAAGGAGGAGACGCCGCTTTCCTTCGCTTTCGCTTTTACAAAGGCCGTTACGGAAAGTACGGATTATTCCTTCGGTTCTATTTTACCATACGCTCCGGACGGCGGAGAAATTACGTTAAAAGACGGCAGCAAACATACGATATCGCTTTTATTCCAGTTTGAAGACGGTCTGTTTGCCAAGTTCTGGCAGAAGTATGACGCCGTATTAAGGCACTCTTTTAACCAGGTGGACACAAACACCCTTTTACCGGTTCACCAGCTTATGAAAATGGATGTCTTGACCCCGGTAGCCCTGCGGGGGCAGTACATGCTTCTGGACGGCCTTTCCTATTCGCTTCCTGCGGGTAAACTGGTACCGGTAAACATTACGTTGCGTTCCCTGCGTCTGATCGGTCCCTATAATCTGGATAATGAACAGGGCATTCCCGTGTGGGGCGGTGCTTCCTACGTGTGGGTCGTATATTCTTCCAATTTGCAGAGTGTACAGGCCGGAAGGGTGGAATATTGGGAAGATTATTACCGTTATCACTGGATGTATGCTGTGTACGGTTGCCGTGTATCGAATACGATATATGACGGGTATGTTACGCCGTCAACGGATGAGGATATATTAAAAAATCCGCCCACCGCACAGGATAACATCATAGAAAAAACTTACAAATGTAAGATAGAGGTTGAAATCGAGGTAAACGAGCGTTCCGGCGCGGCCAACTATTTTTGTTACGAAACGGAAGAAGTCGAATACCAGGTAAGGTTTGTCGCATCGAGGGTGCTTAGCTGATCCCGTCCTTTATTCTTCCTTTGATAAACCCAACTTTTGCAGCATGGAAAAGCAGAATAATATCATCCTTGCCCCGTCATCTTCACAGGTGACGGAGCTTTATAAGCTTTGGAGGGAAAACCATGCGGGGCGGCTCTCGGACTTTTACAAGTTCCTGACGTCTCCCACGGATCAGCGTGATCGTTTCCTTTCCGGACTTGAAAATAAGAGTGAGTTTAACGGAATATTCATCGTTAACACCTTTGAATTATGAGTTTGACAGCAAACATTGATCCGACGGAAAACGCCTTTACCGGAAACCCTGTTTATCTTTCGGTAGAAACTACTTCTATGGCGACTTACAATATAATGTATTTCGTGAACTTTGAATTTATGCGTTCCATATTTACCGGTAACGGTAATGGAAGTTTCAAGGTGAATATCGCGGAGGTCCTGGAAACGCTTTTTGTTGATATTCCCCCGTTAACGGACAGTTCCGAGATGTTGATAAGCCTTTCCGATAAACGGTATAACAAGGCGGTCGTCACGATCACCCTTCAAAATGAGGAGGAAGAAACGGCCACTTTGGTTGTTACTGCCTGGCGTGGCGGTATATCCAAACGGGCTTTTAAGAAATTGCATGAAGAAGGTAATAACATCTTTTCTTTGAAGTTCTTGAATGAATCCTGCAATTTCTTCTTTACCACCCGGAGCAATGACTGGCGTATAACGATGCGCGAGACGGAACTTTACCCGCTCTGTTTCATCTATCCGGAGCACGAGCTGAAAATAACGGAACTTCTTACCGGACAAAGCCTTGCAGTACCAGGCACGGCAGGGAATTTCTACGCCTTGAACCTGGAGGCCGTAAGACTTAAATTCTTTACCGATTACGGGGTACTGGCCAACCTTTTTGACGTGTATAGCGGTGAAACGTTCGCTCTCCGGATCGGGATCGAGCAAAGCCCGACGGTCCGCGAGCGTTACCGGCTCCGGTTCCTGAACAGTTACGGGGTTTACGAGGTGTTTTCCCTGGAAGGCGAGGCGAGCGTAACTCCCGGCATGGATGAAGACGAAGACGCTGTTTTCCGGCGTTACGATGAAATTACCGATGATTATTATTCGGATCGCATACGTACGGAGATACAGGAAGCCGTAACGGTTAAGACGGGATTCAAACGCCCGCAGGAAATACGCTTTCTTCTTGACCTGCTTTCCTCCGATGATGTCTACCTGGCAGGTTACGGCCGGGAAGAGATCAAGGTAATTCCTTCGGCGGAAGAGTTTTCTTACCGTGTCCGTCCGGACGCGCCGCAGAACGTGACGTTAAAGCTCACGTTTGCCGAGAAGGAGTCCAACTGGACGGGAGAAATCACGGAAAGCGGCTACCGGAAACCGCGGGTTCATTCCAAAGAGTTCAGTAAACAATTTAATTAATGTATCTATATGGCAACACAGGAGTATATCGATGATCTTATTATAGTCATTGAAACCGCGGAGGACGCGGAAAGCGTTACCAACCAAATGGTGGCGGCGGTTCTTGGCTTCTTGAACGAACACCTGAAACTGGTTTCCCAGGGTAAGGAAATCGAGGCGGAGGAAGCCGCCCGCATTGCCGCCGATGCAGCCTTGCAGAAGGCTATCGACGCCGTTTCTCTACGTATCGACCGGCTTGTCGGCAACAACGCTTCGCAGGCAATCGACAACTTTAACGAAATTCTTGCTTTTCTGGACGGGCTTAAAGACAGTGATTCGCTGGCCGCATTGCTGGCCGATATCAACGCCCGTATCGGCAGCGAAGACGGTTCACAGAGTGAAGACGGTTCCCTTTGGGGAAAGCTGAAAAGTCTGTCCCAGGATATTAGCAGTTGTTCCGAGGACATAAGCACGTTGCAGGCAGACCGTGACGAAATGAAACAGGAGTTGCAGGAAACTGCCGGGCGTCTGTCTTCCACCTTTACCAATGTAAACAACCTCTTGAACGCCGGCAGCGTTTATAGTGATCTGTCGGGGGTGTTTGCAGCATTGAAAACGGCGGGGAAGATTGACGATGTCCGGAAAAACGGCGTGATCCTTTCTTTCCTCACTGCCGACGGCTGGGTGACGAAACAATTTAAAGGCAATCCGGACACGGATTTTGAGAATGTCGAAAAGTGGGAGGATTTCGGCAGCGGCGGTTCAGGCGGCGGGAATACCTATAATGTAACCGGCAGTGTGCCGCTTACGGAAGGTTTCTATACCCTGGCTTCCGCCATTGCCGCGGTACCGGAGAAGTGGCGCGGCCGGGGGCGTGTCATCACCTTTGAAACATCGCTCGGCAAATGGGAGACGTACCAGTTTACCGGAACCGCCCTGGATGCCTGGGACCAGGAGGCGAGCTGGGAAGAGTTCGGCGGCAAAGGAACGGTAAAGAGCGTAACGGTAAACGGCGAGAAGCAGACGCCGGACGCGGCCGGTAATGTGAATGTAAACGTGGATATCCTGGAAGTGGACGAGACTTTGTCCGCCGATTCCACCAATCCGGTAGAAAACAAGGTAGTAACCGCCCGTTTTAACGAGGTGGACGCTTCCACGCTGTTTAACGTAAATGCGGAGGTAAGCGAGGATGAAACATCCGTCCGTCTGTCTTTCCAGAACAAAAGCGGCGCGGAAATTACCGCCGTGGATATCCCGGCCGGTTCCGGTGGAGGTTCCGGCGAAACGGTGGCTACTAAAATTGTCTTGAATGCGGCTGTAGATAACGCCATAATCAAGGAAGGCGGAAACGCCCGTCTTACTTATACATACGATCACCAATACACCACGGGGGATGAAAAGGGGGAATCTACCGGGCAAAAGGCGGATATCACCGTTACGATCAGGCGTGGAACAACTACCATGTATTCCCAGACGGTCAGCGATGTTTCCAAAGGCAGTTACGAACTGGACCTTTCAAGTTACTTGCTTGTTGGGAATACCGATATTTACGTAGTGGCAACCACAACCGATCCGACTACCGGCAAGAAACAGACCCGACAGGCGTTTACATCCGTGAAGGTTGTCAGCCTTTCCCTTACCAGCTCTTACAATCTGGCCGGGGCCATAGCCGCAGGCGGTTATACCCTGGCCGACACGATTAATATCCCTTATGCCGTGAGCGGTTCCGGAACAAAGGTCGTCACGCTTTATCTGAACGGCCGGCAACAGAACGCGCACACCATTACAAGATCGGGAACGACAAACGGCAGTTTCAGTTTGTCCCCCTCTTCGCTTGTGACCGGCCGGAATACCGTTCAAATGGTTGCCGAAATGGAGGCTTCCGCCGATCTCGTGTTAAAGTCTGAAAGTATCTATATTGATATTCTGAAATCCGGAGGATCGGCACCGTTCATCGGCACGATGATGAGTTTTCCGGACGGCCGTATTTTTACGGAGGACCATCTTGTTCCGCGCTTGGAAGCGGGGCAGTACGAACAGGTAAAATTTGACTTTGTGGCTTATGATCCTGACGCAACGCCGGCTCAAATGGACGTTTACCGGGACGGGGTGAAAACGCAGTCTGTCAGTGTGGCCCGTACTACGCAGACATATACCAACCGTTTTACGGAGCAGGGCGAGATCACTATGAAATTTAAGACGGGGGCCACGGAATACCCGTTTTATATCGACGTAACGGAAAGCGGGATCGACTTGCAGGAAACTACCGCCGGGCTTGTACTGAAACTTTCGGCAGCCGGGCGGAGCAACAGCGAATCCGATCCGGGAGCCTGGGATTATGGCGACATACATACGACATTTTCTGGTTTCGACTGGAGCAGCAACGGCTGGACGGGTGACGCCCTGAAACTTACGGGAGGCGCGAAGATTGAAATCGGGTACCGGCCGTTCTCCACGGATGCAACCACTACCGGGGCTACCTATGAAATGGAAATTCTTTGTTCGTCGGTAACGGACCGGCAGGGGGTGATACTGGACTGTATGGCCGGCGATATCGGTTTCCAGATGACAACGGAGCAGGCCCTTATGCGTGTTTCCGGCGGTACGGAAGTAAGTACGAAGTTTGCAAGTGATATGAACCTGAAAATGGCCTTTATTGTCGGGGCCAAGGCCGGTAAGCGGTTGCTGGAACTTTATGTAAACGGAATCCGTTGCGGAGCGGTGCAGTATGGGGCTACCGAAGGATTACTGCAGGCGGAACCGGTGAACATCCGTTTGTTCAGTGATACGGCGGATGTGGAGATCAGGAATTTCCGTATTTATAACCGTGCGCTTACGGATGATGAAGAATTGAACAATTACATGGTAGACCGGACTACGTCGGACGAAATGGTCCTGTTATTTGAAAAGAATGATGTTACGGGGGACAACGGTACGGATATCGACATAGACAAGTTACGCGCCCAGGGAAAGGCGGTTATGCGAATTGTCGGCGATGTGAACCTTGTCAACGCCACCAATAACAAGAAATTCGAGGTACCGGTCGATATCTATTTTTATAGCCCGCAGGGTAAGGAGTACGATTTTGTAGCAAGGAATGTCGGTCTAAGAATACAGGGTACATCATCCACCACTTATCCGCGTAAGAATTACCGTCTTTATTTCTTGCGCCTGGAAAAATACGGTACCACGCTGGAAGTTAACGGCGTGGATGTGCCGTCCCTTGAATACAGTTTCAAACCGGGAGCACGGCCGATCAGTATATTCTGTTTGAAAGCGGACTTTTCCGATTCTTCCGGTACACATAATACCGGTGCGGTGCGTATTGTGAACGACGTTTGGAAGAGGTGCGGGTGGCTGACACCGCCGCAGGCTGCATATAAGGGGGAATATGACGTACGTATAGGCGTGGACGGTTTCCCTATGGACCTGTTTTATGACAACGACGGCACCGGTGCGAATACTTATCTGGGAAAATACAATTTCAATAATGAGAAGTCGGAAAGTGCGATCATTTACGGTTTTGAAGGAATTGAAGGATTCAACGACGAAGCGGCCCTGAACGGGCAGCGTAACAAATGTATCTGTCTGGAGTTCCTGAACAACTCCGAGGCCCTTTGTCTGTTCGGGACTACCGACATGTCTTCTTTTGATGATGCGCTGGAATTTCGTTTCAAGGCGGACACTACCTGGGCGGATGCACACGAGGACGACAAGGCGGCAGTTACAAGGCTTTGGAACTGGATCGATTCATGTAAGGATGATCCCGCCAAGTTCCTGGCGGAATATAACCAGTATTTCGGTAATGACAGCCCGTTTGCATGGTATCTGATTACCGATTACTTTATGGCTGTGGATAACCGGGCAAAAAACATGATGCTGGCGACTTGGGACTCTCTGATCTGGTATTTCCTTCCTTACGATATGGACACGCTGTTCGGTGTGCGTAATGATTCGGTACTGAAATACGAATATACCATTACCCACGAAAGTTTTGACGATAGTATCGGTAGTTATGCTTTTGCCGGCCATGATTCCGTTTTATGGGAACTGGTACGGTCTTGTCCGGACAAATTGCGTGAAGTGGCGGAAACCTTGCGTAGCAATATGAGCCTTGAATATGTCCTGCAAGTATTTAACGAGGAACAAATGGGCAACTGGTGCGAGCGGATTTATAACAAGGATTCGGAATATAAATATATCCTTCCGCTTACCGAAGGGGTGACAACCGGCAGCGGAACCAGTTATTATAATTATCTGTATGCCTTGCAGGGAAGCCGTTATGCGCACCGTACTTATACCATTCAGAACCGTTTCGCCCTTTTGGATAGTCAGTATGTGGCCGGTACTTACCGTCGTGACAGCTTCGCGGCTTATTTCGGATACAAGTTCGGCAGCGATAACCGGAAAATTCGGATTACGGCCTCCGAACGGTATTATTACGGGTACGGGTACACGTCCGGAACACCGCACCAAAGCGCGGTACTTGCAGAAACGGCCGGGGCTGTGGTGGAACTGACAATGGACACGGATTTAATTGTAAACGATCCGCAATATTTCTACGGTGCAAGCCGTATTCGCGGGCTTGATCTGACGGATGTAGCCCACGCCATTGTCGGCACGTTGAACCTGAACAACTGCACGGCCTTGCGTGAACTGAATGTTAGTTGTGAGGCCGGACAGACGACATTTAACGCCCTTCTGGTGGGTAATTGCCGTAATCTTCGAAAACTCGACATATCCGGACTTAAATCTTCTTCCTTTACCGGTATGGACCTTTCAAGTAATACCAAACTTGAAACCTTCCTGGCCGGTGATACATCCCTTACCGGTGTGACATTTGCCGGCGGTGCGCCTCTGGCCGTTTGCGTCCTTCCCGGAACTTTGCAGACGCTCGAACTCCGGTACCTGAACAAACTAACCAATGCAGGGCTGCAGCTGGAAGGTACGGCAAATATCACGCGCCTTGTGATTGATAACTGTAGCCTGATCGACTGGAACACGTTATTACAGCAATGCAGTGCGACCAGCTATCTACGAATTACCGGTATAGATATGGACGGGAACGGTAATTTGCTTCGCAGGCTTATGACAATGGGCGGCGTTGATGAAGACGGGGGAAACGTGCAGACGTGCCGCCTGGTAGGTACGTACCGGCTCACCCAGTCCATGTCGGATGAAGAGTACGCCGCCACCTGTGCACATTTCCCGGAACTGAATATCATTCAGCCGCAGTTTGTCGGTATAAAAATAGATCAGACGGTAGGAGACGGGGAAAAGATTACGAATCTGGATAACTCTACCGGATATGACTATAATACTGAATTTACCCCGTCTTCCCATATATTGGAAGTGTTGTCGAAAAGACGTTGTATTCTGGCTAAAAAGACGGCGGAGGGTGAAATGACCTGTTACCCGCTTCATGATGAGAACCGAAATAAATACGCGGATAGTGACAGCGTGGAGAACGCCACGGATGCAGTATTAACCGGATCGGAAGGTGAAGTTTACATATATGAGCCTCATTACTGGTACAAGGGAGTAACGGACGTGCTGAATCAGTGCCTTTACGGTTTTATTTCAAGTAATGAGGATGCGCCGGCAGCAGCAGGGTACACCAGTATAAGATTTACCCGCGAGGAACTGGATGTGACGGAAGGGATCGGGATTCGTAAGAATACGGATTACACAACCATTGAAGAGGCGAAGAATGAATACGAATCCGGATCGTTCGCCCTGGTGGACGTCCGGGATTACAAGCAGGTTCGTTTTCCCGGTTTTGCTTCTACTCTTTACGGTGCTGTATTTATAGATGATGCCGGGAAAATAGTAAGTCGGATCAGCGTTTCAAATGCGAACGGTTTTATCAATGGTATGTATCTGTTTTGTGCCGTTCCTGTAGGGGCTACGAAACTGGCCTTTACTTTCCTTAATTCGGCGGCCTTCGATTTCGTTTTACTCACAACATCGGAAAGTGTGGAAGCGATCGAGCCGGACTGGGTAGAGCATACGGAATGCCTGGGCGGTGTTTATGAAGCCTATCTGATTGATGATGTGCTGCGTTCTGTCAGTGGTGTTTCAAGTGTAGGAACTATTTCACAGAGCCAGGCAGTCAAATACGCCCAGAACAGGGGCAAAGGTTTCCAGCTGTTCGACTGGGAGATGCACAAGGATGTGGGTAATCTGCATTTCTTTAAATACGGTAATACCGATTCGCAGGGAGTTTGCGGATATGGAACAAACAATTACCAGAAAGTGACAGGCCTTACAAATGCGCTGGGGATGCGTGATACGGTTTCTTATTATAAGGAAAAGGGCGGTTCCAATCCACAGGCGGAAGGTGCTTACCGGGACGGTGTAAATTATCAGTCCGTCAATGTGCTGGGATATGAGAATTTCCAGGGAAACAAGGCGGAATGGTTGCAGTATGTCACAGTAAACAAGACGGCGGCGGACGGAAGGTGGTTTATTACCATGCCGGACGGAACGGAACGCGTTGTACAGGGAATTACTGTTTATAATGCGGATATTTATCCTACCCACATGGTTTGGGGCCGGTATATGGATTTGATTGCGGCCAAGGAAGGCGGTTCCACTTCCTCTCATTGGTTCGACAGGTTCTATGTGGGTACCGGGCTTTCTCGTGTGGTGTATCGGTCGTACAGCTACGCGTACGCGTTGGGCGGTGTTTCGTATGCGAGCGCGAGTTACGATTCTTCGAGCGCGGATGCGGGCATCGGCGTTCGGCTTGCCTTCAGGGGCATCATACGCTGGGCGGGTAGCGTCGCGGCCTTTAAAGCCATAAATCAGGCAGATTAAGATAAAAAATAGCAACGTAAAACGTTGTGCGGGTAGCGCAGGCGTCCGGAAGTAAGACGGGTGCCGGTGCTTCCTGAAAGTACAAAGGCGGATTTCCTCATATACACTCGTGTGGTGTATCGGTCGAACAACAACGCGAACGCGTTAGGCGGTGTTTCGTATGCGAACGCGAATAACGATTCATCGAACACGAATGCGAACATCGGCGTTCGGCTTGCAAACAATTAGGATAAAGAAAAAGCGCATAAGCCTTAAAGATTGGCGTACAACAGTGGGGACGTGTCCCCGGCGTGGAGCCAAGAGGAATGAGCCTCGCCAACAGCAGCCGTTTACGGCTGGAAAGGGGAAAAATAAAGCGCAGGGCAATGGGGTTTGGTAGGAATTTTTTTCGAAGAAGCCCGGCCCGGGGAATTGAAGGCTAATTTAATTATCATGTGGAGAGAAGATAATATTATAGAAGAGATTGTCGAGGACTCCAATATAGAGGACGCCATAAAAACGGTATTGCGCAAAAGAAGACGAAAGCGCAGCTTTGCCGGGCGTAGAATACTGGCGGATGTCCCGAAGGCAGTAGAGAGGATCAGGCAGCGGATCAGGAGTGGGCGGTTCAAGCTCGGAGGATATCGGGAAATGACCGTAGACGACGGGCCGAAGGTAAGGACCGTACAATCGGTTTCCCTGGAGGACAGGATCGTTCTTAACGCTGTTATGAATGTGGTGGACCGGCATTTGAAAGTACGTTTTATCCGGACTACTTCCGCATCCATTAAAAACAGGGGAACGCATGACCTTTTACAGTATATCGTTAAAGATATAAAGGATGATCCCGAAGGAACCCTGTTCGGGTACCAGTTCGATATAACGAAATTCTATGAAAGCGTAGACCAGGACATTTTGCTGGATGCAGTGAAAAAGATGTTCAAGGATAAAATATTAATCGGAATCCTGGAAGAGTGCATCCGCATGATGCCTAAAGGCGTAAGTATCGGGCTAAGATCATCACAGGGGCTTTGTAATTTGCTTCTATCCATTTACCTGGATCACCGGTTAAAGGATCAGGAGGCAGTAGCACACTATTACCGGTATTGTGACGACGGTCTGGTGCTTTCCGGTAGTAAGAAATACCTTTGGAAGGTTAGGGATATCATTCATGAACAGGCCCGTAAAGCCCGCCTGGAGATTAAAAGCAATGATACCGTTTTCCCGATCACCGAAGGTATCGACTTCCTGGGATATGTAACCCGCCCGGATCATGTACGGTTAAGGAAGCGTAACAAACAAAAGTTCGCCCGCAAGATGCACAAGGTTAAAAGCAAGAAACGCAGGCAGGAGCTGACCGCCTCATTTTACGGGCTTACAAAACATGCCGATTGCAAGAACTTATTTTATAAACTAACAGGAAAGAAAATGAAAAAATTAAAAGATCTGGGCTACAAGTACAAGCCTAAAGACGGACGGAAACGATTTACCGGGGCAAGGATCAAGTCGCCCGAACTGATGAACAAGGATGTGATCGTACTTGATTATGAAAAGGATGTTCCGACGAAAAACGGAAACCGGACTGTTATAAAGCTGGAACTCGACGGCAAGGAGAGAAAGTATTTTACCAGCCTGGAGGAAACACTTTTCATTTGTGAATCAGCGGCAAGAGACGGAGAACTGCCTTTTGAAGCACATTGCGAAGGTGAAGTAAGTGAAAAAGGATTGATAATTATACATTTTACTTGAAATGATACGAATTTATGCAGACAGCAAGGCGGAACCGGTAAGATGTACCAACCGCCGCCGGGGAATCTGGCGTATTACGTGGGATTACCAGGAAACAGAGACAGCAGAAGGAGTGCAGCGTAGTTACATGGAAGAGACGTTCGATCATCTACCCGCACTGGCAGAAATCAAGGCGGTTATTAATGAATGGTATAACCGGAAGATAACCGACACGATCGAAAGCGGGTACGTATGGAACGGCCTGAAAGTCTGGCTTTCCATGGAGAACCAGATGAATTATAAGACGGCGTACGATCTTGCCTTGCAGACAGGCGGGGAAAACCTTCCTGTTACTTTCAAGCTCGGGGAAGAAGACAACCCGACGTTTTACGAGTTTGCAAGTATGCAGCAACTACAAGAGTTTTACACCGGTGCCGTGAAACATATACAGGAGACACAAAAGGAAGGCTGGGAACTTAAAAAGGCGATAGACTGGAGCGTTTATACGTTGGAGTAGAAAAAGTGAAGGGGGAAGCGGGAAACACGTTTCCCCTTCACTCTTTTAGTTATAACATATCATCAAAGGCGTGTATTCCCGCTTCGCGTTCATCTTCCAGAGCATGTGCGTAAACCATTGTCATAGTTATAGAACTATGTCCCAAAAGGTGGGATAGCGTTACGATATCATGTGTTTTCTTATAATACAAGGTAGCGAATGTATGCCGCCCGGTCTTTGAACTGATATCCTTTGTTATTCCTACTTTACCGGCTATTGTTTTCAATACCCGGTTTATATCCTGATCCGTGGGAAGGTTCATAAACAAGTTACCTTTTGTACGTCCGGCCCGGTAATATTCATAGATATAACGTGCCGGGTCCGATAAGGGTACAGTTACCGGTATTTTTGTCTTACCTCGTGTGTAGTGTAGTTCATTCCCTATGAACTGGTTTATCTGCAATGCTTTTGCATCGCCTATATGCAAAGAAGTAAAACAAAGAAACAGAAAAAAACGGAGTACGTTCTGGGTACATTCTTCCAGGCGGCCGGACCGGTACAAGGCGGTCAGACGGAGGAGTTCTTCTTCCGTCAGGTATATAACTTCACTTTTGGGGCGACGTATCTTTATGGCCGCGAACGGGTCCTGGTCCATATAACCGCCGCGTATGGCGGCACCTACATATATTTTGATAGTAGCCATGTTACGCCATGCCGTAGAATCCATGTTACCTATTTTGCGAAGATATGCAAAGAAAGACAGGAGAAATTCGTGGGTAATCTCTGAAAATACAAGGCCGGGTGCGAATGTTTCCAGTTTCTTGATGATAGAAACGTGATGTTTCCAGGTACCGAAAGAAATAGTTTTGCTAATTTGTTTGAGGTAAACCCGTGCAAAATCAAAGAAGGTACCAAAATCGGAGGGATTGTTATACTGGCGGAAGAAACTTTCTTTTGTCAGCGTCTCATTTTTAAGACGGGCACGGACAAATATATCGCTTACTCGTGAACGGATATTGGAGATGATTAAATTTTTATCCTTACTTTCTTTGTCCCGGCCTTTTATCACTTCGTTTTGCTCATCCCATTCTTTAGAGGTGACACTTAACCTTACCGCGATCCTTATTTTCTCGCGGTTGATATAAAATTCCACATACAGGGGGAGCCGGTCGGTTTTGCCTTTTTTGCCTTGTCTTACAACTCTTATTGCCGTCATTTTTATATGCCTATTTTATGCCTGTAGAGGGGATATGCCTACAAATATGCCTACACAGGCAGGTTATTAAAAGTTAAACGGGGCGAAAGTAAAACGTTTAATATCAGCTATTTAAAAGAAAAATCCGATAACATTTAACTGTTACCGGATGTTAATAGTGATTCAAGTAACGTTTTTTAATCGCCTGATTATTAATTGTTTGTATAATTATATAGCCTACAATATGCCTACATTTCTTATCTATTACAGGTTATTTCTTACTTAATAAGACTTGTATTAGACGTTCCTTCTCCTCAATTATCCTTTCTAAATCAGCTATTTTTGCATCTTTATCAAGTTCATTTGATTTTATTCCAGTTATGGGAATATCATCAAAGAATACACCTACAGGAACCTCTAAAACCTTTGCTATTGCCTCAATGGTTTTTGTGTTCGTTGATCCATTTCTAACAATAGCCTGTATGCTACTATCTTCTTTTCCTATACGTGAAGCAAGTTCTCGTATAGTGATTTTCTTTAATTCGCATAACTCTCTTATTAACAAGAAATTAGCCATATTACACCTTTGTTATAACTTTTATTAACGTGAATTTTATTCACCTGTGGCAAAAATAATTATACCTTTGCTATGTAAAGTTAACAATAATGAGTATATTTATCACAAAGGTATGACGAAAAAAAAATTAAAAAGGAATGATGACGGCGAGAAACTAAGAATGTACCTTTTGAATTTGCCGGTAAAAGAATCTTCTGAAATGTCCCTCAAATTGGCAGAAGCATGTAAAGTGCCATTACATACCTTTCGTAATTGGCGAGGTAGTCGTTGTCGTATTCCCGAACTTGCAAAGGATAAGATCGAGGAAGTCACAGGCGTAAAAATCTTCCATAGTGAAAACCAATAAATAAAAGAAAAATGAAATCAAAGAAATTAGAAATTGAAATTCCGGAAGGTAAAACAGCTGTCTGGAGAAATGGAATCTTAACTCTTATTGATGAACCAGAAAAAGACGTAAGAAAACGTATTAAGACGTTTGAGGACGCCTGCCATGAAATTGGCATCGATGCAGAAGCATGGAACCGAGATAAAATATCCCTCGGTCTTGAACCTGACGTTTTGGCTTTTCTGAAACTCCGTATCATTGTCAAAGCTTTAAATGAAGGCTGGGAACCTCAATTTACAGAGGATGAATGCCGTTATTATCCTTGGTTTATTCTTTATACAGGGGAAGAATACAATAAGTTGGACGAGGAAGAAAAGTCTCGTGTGGTGTATCGGTCGAGCAGCAGCGCGTTCGCGTTGGGCGGTGTTTCGTCTGCGTACGCGGTTTACGATTCATCGTACACGTGTGCGAGCATCGGCGTTCGGCTTGCCTTCAAAACGTCAGAACTGGCAGCGTATTGCGGTCGACAATTCCTTGATATTTGGGCGGACTTTGTTTTTCTTCCGGAAAAGAAAAGTGAATAAATAACCGGGGCGGCTTTTGCCGCTCCATATAATAACCGCCGGAGTGTGGAGATAACCCCGAAGGGCGAAAGCGGGTGTTATTGGTAGTTCGATGCTATCCTCCGGCACAGCTATAAACAACAATGAGCAAAATTTACATAGTAACTAAAAGGGAATCTGGAAAATACGAAGAAGACGGCGTTTGGTTTTCTATCCTTGCCGCATTTGATACGAGAAATAAAGCAGAAGAATATTTAAAGAAATATGTAAAAACGGCTCCTAAAGAAGCTTACTACACTTTCTATCGAATAGAATCTGTTCCGTTGTTTCTTTCTTCTCATAAAGTGAAAATAAACAGACCGAAACATACGACCTATCCTATTGGTGAATTGGTAAAATTAAAAATAAGTGGTGAAAAATAATTCAAATCAAGAACAGAAATGAGCAAAAAAATCTCCATAAAAGTAACTGAAGCACAACCGCTTCCTTGCCCTTATTGCAATGGTTTTTACGGTTATCAGTATAGTGATCTGTTTAGAATGAGTTACACGAGTGTGCATAATTCTGACGGTACATATTCCGGTGGGGAATATTCCGACGGAGTTTCCTTAAACAAGAGTAAAACAGCTTATTGTGTGAATTGTGGTACCAAACTACCTTTTACCCTAATACGTGAAGGTGAGGAACAAGTCGAATAATTAAAAATAAATCAGAAATGAAATCAACAATTACCACCCCCGATGAATTAACCACGCTACGAATAGAAGGCAGCAGTGGAACTTATAAAATATTCAGTAGCTTCCGCCCCATGGAATCCCCTGCGTTCGTGGATGCGGTAGATAGGAAGTATAATCTGACGGAAATAAAGAATCTTTCCGGCGGAAAAGGTTATTTCCTGGTACACTTGAACAGGGAGCAGCAGGAAACCATACAGGAGGATTTAAACGCTATCCTTTGCGATAGTGTGCCGTGTCTTCTGTAAACTAAGACGATCTTAACGAAATGCCATGAAAGAAGACAGACGCTTAAGAAACCTACGTTATCAGATGCGGAAGAAAGGTTACCAGTTCGATACAAAGAACCTTGTGGCCATTATGCCTTCACATGACAAACGTTCCCTTCTCCAGGAAAGGAGATTAAGCAAATTCGGTTTTTCAATTCAGTATAACATGTTTGAACAATGAAAGATAAAAATTTAAAATACATCGCCCACGCTATTATCGTGGTTGCCTTTATGGGGCTGGTTGCCTTTGTCATTTATTATACGGGTAAAACCGCTTTTCTTTGGCTGTTATTATTCGTTTTCCTGTATCAACCTTGGACGGAGATGTGCCCGGGACGGAAAGAAGACAACGAAGAATAAGTAACCATGTAACTTTATAACGATGATAAAGGCAGAAGACATCTACAAAGTAACCAACAACGGGCTGGATATAATTCTACATTATTATCCGCAAGCCCGGGATTGTGTCGGAACCAACCGCCATTTCAAACGCCGGCCGTCAGAGGACGACGCGTCGGCCTGTATCAAATTGTTCGGTAAGGAAGGTTCCCAGCAGGTTTATAAGGTAACGGATTTCGGTGATACCGGAACGGCTCAAAGCCCTGTCGATATCTGCATGTATGAGGAAGGCCTCCGGTTTAACGAGGCTATCCTTAAACTTGCATCCATGTACAACGTAACCGATGAACTCAACCGTAACGTAAACAAGCCGGATATCCGTAAGGTTCCGGCCTCCCAGGATCAGAAAGACGGTACTAAAATTTTCGAGCTTGCCGATCATCTCACCCCGGAGCAGTTACGCATACTCGGCCCCCGTGTCACCCAGGAGAACGCCGAGGCCCTGCACTGGTATTCGGCCAAATACATAGGGTATGTAAAAAATCGCGAGGTAACCTATAAATACGCGACCACGACATATCCTATCTTTATGCGCGAATGTCTGGTAAAACCGGCCGAGGGTGACACGCCCGAAGTGAAGTTCTATAAAATATACGAGCCCCTGAATCCGGACAAGCAGTGGCGTTTTTCCTACACCCCGGAAGGTGTCAAGCCGAAAGACTATATAAACGGCCTTTCCGAACTGAAAGCCTTATACCGGGAATTTAATTCCAGGGAGGAAGCCGCCTTTAAAAAGAATCCGGCCAATGCGGAAAAGCCCTATAAAGAACAGAAGCTGCAGGAAGCGTTTATATGTTCCGGAGAGCGCGACGCCCTGTGTGTTAAATCGCTGGGCTTTTCCCCGATCTGGTTTAATTCGGAGACGTATAAACTTTCCGAACAGGACTATAAAGAGATCATGAAATACGTTGAGGTCCTGTATAACATACCCGATATCGACACGACGGGCAGGGTGAAGGGTACGGAACTTGCACTGCGTTTTATTGATATCCACACGATTTGGCTACCGGCCTGGCTTACCACTTACCGGGATCAGCGGGGCAAACCCCGTAAGGACTTCCGGGATTTCATGGAATTACGAAGCAAGAACGAAGATTTCCGCAATCTTATGACGCTTGCCATGCCCGCCAAATTCTGGTATTCCAAGTTTAACGAGAAATCCCGGCAATGGGATCATAACATAGATGCGGACTGTCTACATTACTTTTTACGTCTTAACGGTTTCTATTCGCTTCATGATGAAAATTCCAGTTCAACCAAATATATTCGTATTACCGGCAATATCGTAAAACTGATCAAGGCAAAGGATATCCGGAAGTTTATCCGCGGTTGGGCCCAGGACAGTTTTTTATCCCGCGATATCAGAAACTTAATTTTGAACAGCCCCAAACTGTCAGATACTGCCCTGGACAATTTGCAAGAAATAGAACTGGACTTTACCAATTATACCCATAATACGCAAATGTTTTTCTTTCCCGGTTGCAGCATGGAGGTAAGCGGTACCAGTATAAAGGAACATCCGGCCAACGGCAGCACATTGTCCCACTACGTTTGGGAAGAAAACGTACTGAAACACAAAGTCCGTCTTATGGAAGACATGTTTACCATTTCCCGTAAAAAAGACATAGAGGGCAACGATGTATTTGATATCCGGATAAATGCCGTACCGTCTAACTTTTTCGGCTATGTAATCAATTCGAGCCGCGTTTACTGGCGTAAGGAACTGGAATACAATTTCGACAACAAGAGCGTGGGGGAAGCTGAATCCTACCGGGAAAAACATAAATTCGATATCGAGGGGGAAGGCCTCACGGCGGAAGAAGTGGCCGAACAGAAAAGGAACCTTATCAACAAGATCTTTACTATCGGTTATATGTTGCACCGTTATAAATCCCCTTCGCGTGCCTGGGCACCACAGGCCATGGATAACAAGATCGGTGAAGACGGTGAATGTAACGGACGTTCGGGCAAATCGTTCATGTTCAAGGCCCTTTCCTACTTTATGAAGACCGTCAAGCTTTCCGGCCGTAATCCCAAGTTAATGGATAACCCGCATGTGTTCGACCAGGTAAACCAGCATACCGACTTTATCCTGGTGGATGATTGCGACCGGTATCTTAATACGGGCCTGTTTTACGATATCATCACATCAGATATGACCGTGAACCCGAAGAACAACCAGTCGTTTACTATACCTTTCGAGGAATCGGCCAAGCTGGGATTTACAACTAATTACGTTCCTATTGATTTTGATCCGTCTACGGAAGCCCGTTTGCTGTACCTGGTATTCTCCGACTACTACCACCAACGTACAGAAGATAACGACTATCGGGAAACGCGTTCTATCCGGGACGATTTCGGTAAGGATTTGTTTTCCAAGACTTACAGCGAGAACGAGTGGAACGCCGATATAAATTTCTTCTTGCAGTGCTGCCGTTTTTACCTTTCCCTTTGCGAGGAATCTATAAAATTGCTTCCGCCCATGGAAAACATTATCAGGCGTAAATACAAGGCCGATATGGGCAATAACTTTGAGGACTGGGCGAACTCTTATTTCTCTCCGGACAGCGAGCACCTGGACAGCTTTATCGTCCGTGAAAAGGCTTTTGCTGATTACAAAAGTTTTTCCGGTGTGAATAAAATCACGATGCAGCGTTTTACAAAGGCCCTCAAAGGCTTTGTGGCCCTTTGCCCTTACATTGACGAGCTCAACCCGAAGGACCTTTGCAACTCCCAGGGGCGTATTGTACGTAAGGATAACGACGGCAAGGCCGCCGACATGATCTATCTGCGTTCATGCGGCACGGCGGAAACGGCTGCCGGTGGTGGAACGGAACCGGCCGATCCGACACTCATGTTTGTACCTGATGAACGACCGGATGAATGAATAACGCGCATTTGAAATTAAACAGCATGTCCGAGTTTACCGCGCTCTGGAACAGCGGCGAGAGGTTCCGGAAATTCGCCGAACAGGTCTACCGCTATCTGGAGCGTATGAAACCCGGTACCGTCCTGGCACTGGAACGCTATTCGGGCGAGCAGCTCGAATGGATCATCAAAACGGCCTGTGTTTTTATCCTGGAAGGCGACAACTACCTGGAGTATGAATTTAACGAGGACTATACGGCCGTCGTGCACCGCTATATACCCCCGGACGTAAAGAAATGGATTTTAAGCAGGTGCAAACATCGCGTATAAGACGGATCGGAGCCGGTATAAAATACGAAAAGAGGGACCAGATACGAATGTGTCGGTCCCTCTTTTCGTATGGAAACAGATGCGTCCCGCCCGGCTTCCCTCCCCATACCCCACCTCTATTTCATACAAAATTTTAGTAACCTCGTAACCTTTGTTTGCTTGAAAGAAAAAAGTCTGAAAATCAAATAAATAAATAGGAAATAAAGGTTACGAAGTTGCAGTTACAAAACGGTTACGAATTTTTCCGGTTTGTAACACCGGCCTTTTTATCTTCTACCGGTAAGCCCGGTTACAAACTGTTTTCCGGCCATTTTTTTGTAACGGAAATTAGTAACGTTACTAAGTTGCTAAGATACAGGATTTTACCTTTGTCGGTTGCCCGGTTACGAAATTACAAAAATTTAGTACCGGATTATATCAGCACAGCCCGGCGGAGAAAATTCCGGGCGTGTGGCGGCAGGAAAAGGCATATTATAATTATTCTCCCGGAGTATATTTATCAAAATGACGACTGAAAGCCTACATTTTCCCGTAAATGGCAGACCAACAGCCGATAAAGGAATATCTTTGCCTTTAAAAAGGAATGTTATTGCTATGATTACCACCCGAATACAGATCGAATCCTACCTGGCCGAGTATGTCCGGGGCAAATATTACGACGAAACGGTCGGTACCGTCCGTTTTCCTTCCTCGTCCGATATCTATGTGACCGTTTACGATCTCATGGAGAAACGGCCGGTAAATTGTCCGGCTGACCGTGGCAACCTGGAGTTTATGCTGCCTGACCGCCGGGAGGCCAATTTTGCCGGCGGCAAGTCTCCGGAACAGTTCAATTACATTTCCGTACGCGGTACCGCCATTCTTGAAAAGCGTCTGCGTGCCCTGATGTGGGCCGAGCTGCACGAACTCATGGACGAAAACAAGCACCTGCACGGAATCGAGTTTAAGGAAACCGTTTTTACCTTCCTGAAAAAGTATAATATCTCTTCCATTCAGGAAGACGGGCTACTGAAAAACTACCAGCGGTGGCGGGATAGTTTCAGGCGTAAGAAGAAAAGGGCCTATAATCGAAAAAAAGTGTAAAAAAGCAAGTTATTTTTTACCTACCAACTGTATCTGTTTGTCCTTTTTTGTCCGGTTTTTGGCTGAAAAACGTCCGAAAAATGCTGAATATTTGATTATCAATACTTTATATCTGTAATTATGTCAAGAAAGTTAATATCCGCCGCCCATAGTCTGCAACTGGTTCCCGTTTACAACATTATTCATTTTGGTATCGTGCATTCGAAAGTCGTTATCCGCTCTATCGGAAAACCTGATATTCTTATGATCGTACCGGGAACCTTAAAACCGGGTGACAGCAAAAATGAAGACGTCTATACTAAAAAACATACCTTCAAGCTTGCCGACGTGTCGCAAAATAAGACGCTTTACCTGGAAAACCTGAAAGCGACGCCCTTTGTCGCCCTCTATACTGACGAAACGGGTAACACCCGTGTTTCCGGTTCTCCTGATTACCCGCTTACCTTTTCTTTTGAGATTGGCGGGGGCCTGTATAACTGCACCCTGTCCGGTACGGGTCCGGGCGTTGATGCGTTCCTGTAGGTTCCTTTCAGTCCTTCTCTACCTATGATATAGGCGTTTTCTTTGTCGTAAAAAAGAGAACGTGGACAAAATACAGGAGATTTTTACAGCACCTTGGGCAATCGCTGATAATGATTATTACCGGTTGCTTTCTTTACTTGTGCCGTGTGTTGCAGCCGGCAACCTGGATGCGATCGAAAAACGGCTCGACAATAATAAAATAACCGCCTACGCTACTACGCCTTACCTTGCCAACCGGTGGGAACTGGACGATGAGACGCTACCGGCTGACAGTGTGGCCGTCATTATCCTGGAAGGCACCTTGTATTCCTGGGAGACTTACCGCCTGGAAAAGCAGCTTCGGGATGTTTTCGATAATCCTAAGATTTGCGGCGCGGTCCTGTGGATCAACGGTCCGGGCGGCATGGTTGCACATGTGGACCTGGCGGCTAAAATGATCGCCGAATCTTCCAAACCTATAGCTACCTACGTGGCCGGTACCATGGGTAGTGCCCATTTCTGGCTGGGAACCGCCGCCGGTAGAACCTTTATCGCTTCTCCTATGTGTGAAGTCGGTTCCGTCGGTATCATGCTTACTTACCAATCCTTTAAGAACTATTTCAAGAAACAGGGCATTGATTACCGGGAAATCTATCCGGATAGTGCCGACCTGAAAAACTATGAAACCCGCGCGATTGAAGATGATAACAACGAAGAGCCTATAAAGCAACGTCTGGCCGTCATGCACCGTATTTTCTGCGATGCGATCAGTCGGAATCTGGGTATTGCCTACGATCCGGAACTTCCCCTTTTCCGGGGACAGATATTCACCGGCGACGTAGCCGTGGCAAACGGTTATATAGACCAGTTCGGCACGCTGGAAGACGCTGTAAAGTGGGTACTGGCACAGGCCACCGTCAGAAAAGTAAATGAGATGTATAACATATAGTATTAACTTCAAAATTTTGTATATATGAAATTTAAGAGCTTTTCCGCTCACATTCTGGCCTTGTTGGGCTTGTCGGAATGGAGCAAGGTAGAGGATAAAAACTCTATCACGGTCGAGGAAGTGGCAAAACTGAAAAATTACGGTTTTACTGAAAAATTCCTCACGGACTTTAAAGCGTCCCTCGAAAACGATTTCCAGGACGAAGCCGAAGACGGGAACCAGGGAGAGGAAACCGAGGAGCCTAAAACAACCGCTTTCCTTCGCGGTTTGTTGGGTGATACTGCGGCCCGTTTGACACAGGCGCAGGAACAGCTTGAAGCCTTGCAGACGCAACAGCGTGACGAAAACCGGAACAATACCGCGTTAATTGCCAAGAAGGATGCCGAAATAACGAAGCTTTCCGGCATTATCGCCCAACTTTCGGCCGCTGCGGAAGATGATCCGGGCAAAGGGAAGCAACACAACGCCCAGGCGGACGGTAAGGGAAAATTCAATCTCCAGGATGAAAAGCAGCTGGGAGGCTTGCAGGGTGAAATGTTCTCACTGGACCGCCCGTATAACCTTCGCGCCAAAGCTGCGTTAATGGAGGCTGCCGGTTTTGAAATGATTGCTCTTCCGAAAGCAAGTTCCATTGACTACAGCCGTTTGAAGGAGGACCTCGGGGCCTTTTACCGTATTCCCTGGCAGCAGCGTTTGCAGTCGTTTTTAATGGAACTTCCTTCCATTGAAAGTATTTTCCCGCTTGAATCCGGTTATCAGGATTTGGCTACGCTGGTAAACATTTGGCTGGGTGAGTTTTCACAGGCCGGTAATGAGGAATCCGACTTCGATAAGGTGACTAAAGGTTCCTACGAGTTCGACGATGAAACCCTGCGCATGTTCAACGTGATGTTTGCACACCGTTTCAAAAATTTAAAGGCCCTGGAGAAAACTTGGATCGGCACTTTGAACAAGGAAGGTTCAAACCCTATCAAGTGGTCTTTTATCGAGTATATCCTGGCCGAAACCGCCAAAAAGTTGCATAACGAGCGTGAACAACGCCGTATTAACGGAATCCGTAAGGACCCGAATCTGAACGAACCCGGCAAAGCACTTGCTGCAGCTGACGGACTGTATGAGTTCCTGAACAAGAAAGTGAACGGACATACCGATATCAATAACGGAAAGTTCGTTTACCAGATCAAGCCGTTCGAGCTGGGAGAACTTACCGAAGCAAACATCGGTGAAAAGGTGTACAAGGGGACTTCCATGATCCCGGCGGTTCTTCGTGACAGCGGTAACCTGGCACTTTATATGCCTTCGCACTTTATTGTATTGTATCATAAATACAATGAACTGCATTACGGACAGAACCAGGATTACAAGGCTAATATCATGTATGTGAAGGAATATCCGGCGGTGAAGATTATTCCGGTTCCCAATGCTGACAACCACCACCGTATCTTCTGGACGTTTGAAGGTAACATTAAAACCTACGAGGATAAGCCGGGTGAAATGACGGCTTTCAACCTGGAGCAGGAAGACTGGAGCCTGAAAGTCTGGAGTAACTGGCGTGAAAGTATCTGGGCTATTGCCGTGGGATTCAAGTACACCAAGAAAGAAGATATGGACTATACGCGCCAGATGATCTTCTGTAATGAGTATGACCGCCCGGCGTCTTACTTCGTGGATGCTGACAAGGACAAGAACCCGTCGGCCAAACTTCATACATCCATTGTTACCGTAGCCAATACGGCCGAATTTACGATTACCGATATTGAAGACGCTCCGGTAGGTGCGGTTATTTCCCTGAAATGCGGAAGCGTGGATAAGGGTGTTAAGATCGAGAAAAGCGGAAATTTTGAACTTATTTCCGATGCCTGGCAGCCCGGTAAGGGGGACGTTATCAAACTGATGAAACGTGCCGACGGTAAATTTATCGAGATCGGCCGCGAAAACGCTTCTTCCGATGCGTTGCAGTTTGCGCCGGATGAAACGACACCTTCCTTGCTTGACGGTGAAGTATTCGTTACCGGTGTAAATACAAAAGCAACGGCAATCACTAACTTTACCGATGCAGAAGCCGGAATCGTTTACACGATTTACGGAAACGGTTCTGAAAATGCTTCTACCATTGCCAGCGGTGGAAACTTTGTTTTAACCGAAGCTATAACGCTTTCCGAAGGCAAGTTCATCAAATTGGCGAAAGCTGCTGACGGTAAATTCTACGAAGTGGCAAGAGGCTAAATTAATCGGAAGGGGTACTTTATCCCTTCCATTTTATAACCTTATAAATCATTAAGTTATGACATACGTAAAAGCAAGCGTAAGAAGGCCGGCCGGCAATCCCGGTAATGGTATTCAGCCCAAGGATCAGCTCGTAATTTACGACGTTGACGATATTCTTTATTTTCCGCCAAGAAACGAGGCCGGCGTGGTTATCGAGGAGGATATCGTGATGAAGGCGGGGCGTTATGCGATCGGTATTTACCTGACACCCGGTACCGCTGAAATCAGTTCCAACAGTGACGGGGAAACCGACGCCGAAGGTTATACGCCTTCCGTTAAGTTCAATCATCCCGGTAACGAACAGGAGATTCGCGAGTTTAAGACAAACTGGCTGTCTAAAAAATGTATCGTTGTTCTCCGTTATTGTAGCGGAAAGCCTGCCGATCTGATCGGAACGCCCTGTAACCCGTCTAAGTTATCCGTTTCTTATACCGGTTCCAATGAATCGAATACGAACGAACTTACTTTCACCCAGATCAGCAAGGGGGATGATATCGCCATTTACCGGGGTACCGACACCCTGGAAGAACCGGTGGCCGTAGTGGAAGCCGGTGCCACAGATATAGATTACCAGACAGACGGGCAGTACCAGCTTTCCGCAGGTGCGGCCAAAATAGCCGGTGTTACCGGTGGAAGTCATGGATCGGTAATTACCCTTATGGGATGTTCGGGCGTTGCGCCAACAGTGGAAAAAGGCGGTAATTTCCTTCTGAAAGGCGGTAAGACGTTTACCGCTTCCGAAGGTTCCCAACTGACATTGCGGGCGTTTAACGACGGTTCGGAGGCTATGAAATGGATTGAACAAAGCCGTTATGAGGCGTAAGTAAACGGCTTTCATATCATTCAAAGGGTGACCGGCAGCACATGCCCGGCCACCCTTTGTCCTTTTTGGGGGTAATTGCCTTTTTTTTCTTTGTATCATCAAATTTTATATAGTATGAAACAGGAAATTATTACCTATCTGGCCGGTCCGCGTAACTTTATTCAAGGCGTGGAACTGTACGAGAAATACGGTATCAACCGTATGCTAAAGAAGTCATTTCGCCGGCAGGGAGAAACGGAAACGATGAAGGCCATTCTTTTAGAGGAACTACGGAAGCTGGCCGGGCTTTCCGAACGTGAATTTAAGACGATCCGGCGCAACTCTAAACAGCCGGCCGCGGTAAAAATGGAACCCGCCCGACAGGAACCTCCAAAAATGCCGGTAAAATACAGCGATGATTTGCTGCTGGAACTTGCCGAATCTTTCGGCGTCAGCGTGGAAGAACTCGTTTCGTCCGATTTCCGGGATAAGGTTCTTTCCATGGATGAAAATGCCGACCGTGTGGAAGAGCTGGAAGAGGAACTGGAAGAGGCGGAGAAACGATACAAGGCGGCTCCGGAAACCGTAACCAAAATGATACGTTTCCGCGAGAAATTTACCTTCCTGAACTCTCCGGATTGTCCCGACATTCTGAAAATACTTGTTTCCGACATGTTCACCGCATACGGGAAGTATAAGGAAGCTTTCGCCCGCCTGGAAGCTACGCCGGATGATGTCAGTTCACTTTCTACAGCACAGGAAGCGCAGGCGGTTGTGGAAAATTTCATTACTAACCGCGAAATGTGGGACGAACTGGAATATTACCGGGAAAACGGAAAGATTTTGGGTAAATGTGAGAAGGTAAAAAGTTTGTCCGTCCGTAAGGGTGTCGAGAATCTTTCGGATATCGACATACAAAAGGCATTGAATAACGCTCGTGCCAACCTTTCAAAGAATAAGGCGAAACTGGAACAGGCCGGGGATGATGAGAAGAAGAAAGCGAGTGCCCTTGCAATGATCCAAAAGTGGGAGACTACAAAGAAAGCCATAGAGGAAGAAATCGAGGCGCGAAAAAAAAAGTAGTTGAACTTATTGCCACTTTGACAGGAAAACGGCAACGGATCATGAAGGACCGGGGCCGTTTTTCTCACCCTTGCGACCGCTCGGAGCTGGGGCACCAGCTCAAAACATTAACCCTCCGGATAGAAAAAGAAGAAAGCCGGCTTAAACAACTTTCCAATGATAACAAACCAAATTTATAACGAGGATTGCCTGGAGGCGTTGAAACGTGTTCCGGACAATTCTGTAGATTGTATAATAACCGATCCGCCTTATTTCCTGGGAATGACACATAACGGGCAGAAAGGCAGTTTTAAAGATTTGTCTATCTGTAAACCCTTTTACCGGGATTTGTTTCAGGAGTTTAACCGGGTGAAGAAACCCGGTGCTTGCGTGTATTTTTTTACGGACTGGCGCGGATATGCTTTTTATTATCCGTTGTTTGACTTGTATTTAGGCGCGTCAAACATGCTCGTTTGGAATAAACAGTCGGGGCCGGGTAATCATTACGCCTTTATACATGAACTTATTTTGTTTCATTGTGGAAAGGGTGTTTCTATTGGTGCCACAAACATAATAGATAATATCCGTTCTTTTGCGTCCGGTGCTAAACTGGTAGAAGGTGAAAAGGTTCATCCCACGCAAAAACCGGTGGCGTTGATCCGTAAACTGATTGAAGACAGTACAAAGCCGGGCGATTTGATCCTGGACACTTTCGGCGGTTCCGGTACTACGGCCGTGGCATCCATTGAAAGCGGCCGGAACTTTGTTTTAATGGAACAGGACGAAATTTATTATTTCACGGCACAGAAACGAATAAAAGATGCGTATGAACGATTTAACGGTGGTAGATAGTATTTACCTGGATGCGCAGCAAAAAGAGGATGTACGGCGTTTGTCTTCTTTAGGGTATTCTTCGAAAGACATAGCCGTTTCCCTGGGGCTTTCTCCGGAAGATGTCGGGCTTTTTGTCCGGGATGCGGAAACGGTGGGAACTTCTGTTAACTTTCTGATCCGGGAAGGGATTCTCGTAGCACGTGCCGCCCCTGAAATAAAACTCCATGAAGCGGCGGAAGGTGGAAACGTGGAAGCTATAAAACAGCTGGAGGCCGTACGGAAAAGACATACTTTTGAACGTTTAATCGAACAAATGGATGACGACGAATTTAATTAAGCCCTCACGAATAGACTTTGACAAGGTGGATATCAACCAGATTCAAAGGATTCTTTCTACCGGTACGCTGGAAGCACTCGCGCCCGATGAAAGGGAATATTACAGCCTTATGGAAATGGTACGGGGCCTTCGTGCCCGTATGCGTATAAATGGCAAGTTGGTGACAAAGGCCGGTATCATCCGCCTTTTAAAGTCGGAGCCTTACGGCCTTTCGGACTGGATGGCCCGCCAGGTGTACGCCGACAGTCTCAATTTCTTTTATACACAGGATAACGTACGTCCGCAGGCTTTCGCCAACCTGTATGCGGAAAAGGCCGAAAATTGGGCGAATACCGTCTTTCTTATGGGTAATGTAAAGGAGGCTAAGAACCTTCTGAAACTGGCGGCGGAACTTCGCGGATGTTATAAGGACCAACAGACCGAAATACCGGAGGAACTGCTTTCACAGAAAAGCACGGTTATTTATACTACCAGCCGTAAGGATCTGGGTGTTCCTGAAATCGACCGTAAGGAATTGGAAGAGTTTATCGACGCGATACCGGAAATTCCTGTTATTGTACGTGATAATATAAAAGAGGATGCGCGTATTAAAGCTTTTGATCTGAAAAAACGTATGTTGTATGATATCAAAGAGTTCGGGGAAGATAACGAAGGTGAGTAACGCCGATGATGTAGAAATAAAATACGGTCATATAATCCAGGTTCTGACGGACTGGATCGATACTACTATCCTTGTATCTATTGACGGCCGCGGTATGGCTAAATCTACCGTTATACAAGCCAGGCGTTCCGCCCGGTGTGTGGAAGAAATGCCCGGCGGTGCGTTCGCTTTTGTTGCCAATACCTACAGTAACCTGGAAGATAATATAATGCCGGCCGTACAGAAGGGCTGGCAACTTATGGGCCTGATCGAAGGGGTACACTATGTAAAAGATACCCGCCCGCCTGAATCCTGGCGGCGTAAATGTTCGGTTATCGTAGATGATTACAAGCATGTTTATAGCTTCTGGAACGGATGTGTTATTTTCATGGGATCACTGGATAACCCTTCATTGCTTGCCGGAAAGTCTGTAATACATCTGTTTTATGATGAAGCGAAGTACGATAAGGAAATGAAAGTAAACCGCGCTATGCCTATTCTTCGCGGTGATGCGATCACTTACGGACATTCCCATTTGTTCCTGGGAATAACCATTACTACCGATATGCCGGATATCGACGAAAACGAGTACGACTGGTTTTTCCGGTATGTCAAGCAAATGGACCCGGAACGGATCATTAAAATAGTGCAGGCGGCAAGTGTACGTAATGACTTGATAATTTCCCTTTTACGGGAACAAAGAAAGAACAGGCCTTCCCCCTTGAAACTGAAACGTTTGAAGCGGGATATTGAATATTACGATCGGGCTTTGTTGAAGTTGAGAAAAGGGCAGACGTTCTTTCTTAACGCTTCTTCATTCGCTAATGTTGAGATACTTACGATAGAGTATTTAAAGCGGTTGTATAATGGTACGCTGGAGCTTCACGAATTTAAAAAGTCGGTGGTGGGTATGCGTCCCGGTCTTCGCAGGGATTTACGTTTCTATGTGTTGTTTGGTGAAGGACATAAGTATTATAACGGTACCATGTCTGGAGAAGCCGCTTACAGCTCGCGGGAACTCCGGTACCTGCACCATGATAAAGCGATTGAAGGCGGTATGGACTTCGGTAATATGCTTTCTTTGGTGATCGGTCAGCCGGACGGTGCTTATTACCGGGTACATAAGAACTTTTTTGAGATACCGCCGGGCTGGTTCCGGGAGATCGCCGACCAGTTCCTCACCTTCTTCCAGAACCACGAATATAAAGAACTGGATTTGTACTATGACCGTGCGGGTAATAACTTTGAGAAACAGAAGGAGGATTACGCGGGTAAGATCAAAGACGCCATAGAAAAAGACGGTAGCGGGAACCGTACCGGCTGGATCGTAAACCTGAAAAGCCGTAAACAGGCAGTTATCCGGCAGGATGCGGAATACGACTTTATGCAGGAACTTATGGGCGGTACCAACAAGAACCTGCCTATCCTGTTGGTTGATGCGTTGAATTGTAAAGAAATGGTTAGTTCCGTAGAAAAGGCAAAGGCAGAAATCAAATACCGGGGTAACTCTAAAGTAGTGTTCAAAGTGAAGAAGTCCGAAAAGCTGGCACCGAAAAAACTACCGATGTTATCCACCAACTTCTCCGACGCTTTCAAATACTTACTGATGCGCCCCGGCTGGATAGCTTTAGTACGAGGCAAGCGGACGCTGCAGGCCGATTCGTTTGTAGATCAATGGATAGAGAACAGGCACAAAAGGTAATTGCCTTGTAACGCTGGAAATTCGGTTTTCCGGCGTTTTTTGTGTTACCAGGTTACGGGTACCCCTTCCAAGAGGTCATATTTCACCTTTTAGGGGGAGGGCAACTGCTTTCCGACTTCTGAGCGGCTCGGTCTTCGGAAGGTGTCATTTTTTTAGTTTTTGAATTTTTTTTCGGCTTTTGACTGTTTTTCAGTCGTTTATCTGCATTTAGACCAAAATTTTACGCGAAAAAGTGCGTTTTTTATGTGTTTTTGTTTCATTTTTTGCCCATTTTTGGGTGAATTACCGTGTATTTTGGGGCGGTTGCCTTTCATTTTTGATTGATTTTGGGGTAATATTTTTTATAAATGTATATATTTAAGTACTTTTGCAATCGTCAAAATTACACTGCATATATACCGTCAGGACTTACGGGGTGGTACAAACTAAAGTACACACTAATTTTAAGTTACTGATATGAAAAGATTTTTTTTAGTTATTGTATTGGCCATACTAACAATGGCAGCCATTGCACAAGAACCGTATAAGGCTTATTGTGAAATCGTGGGTACTGGAAATATAACCGGTACAAAAGTAAAAATAGAAGTAGATTTCGGCCAGAAGGCAAAATGGGCAACACCAAATGCTCGTTTTTTAGTAGATGAAAACGGTGAAAAGATGAATTTTAATTCAATGATAGACGCCGTTAACTATTTGGCTAAATTGGGTTGGGAACTAATACTGGCTTATCCGGTTACACCTACACAAGGAATGAGCAAAGACCCTGTTTATCACTATATTCTTTGTAAAAAGGTAACTTCTGATGAACAGATAAAAGAGGGAATTAATTTAAAAGACAAATAGAATATTAATTATAGTGTGTAACGCTCACCCTTAATCCTGTCTCTTATACACATCTCCGAGCCCACGA